TATTCACCAGATTTTATCTTTTCCCAAATATCTGTATCTAATTCGTAATTCTTATGTATTTTACCAGTAATCTTAATTGCTGGATATGTTACTCCTTCAGACTCAAACTGTGTCTTCATAAAGTTAATTCCTTTACCTACAACTCTATTAGAATGAGTATCTGTAATAGGTGCACCTCTATCCATCCATAAAGGTAATACCTTGTATAATTCATCTACAATTGTAATTTCTCCTTGTTTATCTTTCATCTCAACTGTCAAATAACCCTCAAAAAATCTATTTTCGTTTGTTGCATCTAGGATGGTCATTGATTTTGTCAATAATGTACCTACTTTCTCCATAATAGTTTATATATCAAGCGTATATTTAAAGTTTTAAAAAAAGAGAAATGGTTGGGTTAAACACCCAAAACATAGCCATTTTAGTCTTTCTTTGCTTTTGTAACTGCGAAATCAGCTGCGAAACCAGTGGTCAAACCAATTAAGGCTAAACCAATATCACCAATGCCTTCAGTTGCGATAGTTTGACCTATTGCAATTGCTGCGAAGGTTGATATGATTAAAGCACCTGCGAATTTCCTTGCAGAGAAAGATTCATCTGTTCTATGTAGGTATCCTCGTAGTGTGTTTAAACCTGCACCAATTACTGCTGCTCCAACAGTTATTAATACTGGATCTACCATAAAAACAGCTAATATTAGGGATTATATAAACTTTGTTTATTTTATGTCGAGTACCTTGCCTACCAAATCTTCTAGATCTGAATCTGCCTCTTCATGAAGTCTATTAGATTGTCTGTCTAAGGCTGTTGCTAAAATAATGAGGGCTTTTTGGAGATGAGTCACTCTTAAGCATAAATCCTTCTGTGTTGCTGATATTTTTCTGAAATATGCTATTAATGTTCCACCACTTCCAAGAGCTATTCCTATAACTATTTCTGTGAATAGTGTATCTAATATTTCAAGCATATTCTAAGTTACATCTGATGTATTTAAAGAACACTGTTTATACATCATATTCAGGTGTTGTATCTAATGGATGTAAGAATCCATCTTGAATTAACTGAAGTATTAATTTTGGTTCTTCAGCAAAAAAGTCTTCAACTTTCTTAGAAAACCCTTCAACATCGAATTTTCCACATTTATAACATATGTAAACTATTGCAGAATCTGCATAATATCCATATTGTGTGGAACCACATTCACATGGTTTATTTCCTTCCATCGGCATAAAATGTGTGCAAAACCTTTATTAATAAAGATGACTGATTATATAACAATGGGTATTTCAGTACATGTTTATGATTCTCTAGACGAATACATCAAAAGAACTGGTCATATGGTATCTGATAAAATAGATGTAAATGAAACATCATTGAGTTTAATGGATATTTGGATTACAAATGATGAGAAATTAAGAGTTGTTCTTGATTGTAAGAGGTTTTTTGATAGACCAGACGTTTCAAGGTCAATCAGTTGTTTTCAAACCAACAATATAGACAAATATAACACTGGTGATGAAAAATTAGTGGAATATGATGATGTAACATTCGATCCAAAGACTGAAAACTTACAATTCTTCAAAAAACGTTTTAGAAAAGCACCAATATTCTTCAAGGTAGGTAGATTCTGGGGAGATAAACCTAATAAAACAACAAAAATAGACTGGGCTTACAAATTCTTTAACGTAAAAGCAAATAGAATAGATTTTGTTCTGCTAAGTAATGACACAGTTGTTAAAAAACCAATTAGTAAACCAATACCATAGATCGTCGTTACAAATCACTTAATTCAACGTCTGTTTCCAAGGTTAGAGTTCATTATATGCATCCAATCTTTACCATGTTTCTTTCTCATACTTGACCAAAATGGATTTGAATACAAACCACCCTTCTTGTTATACTCTTTTGTCACATTTGCTATTTTTCTATGACATGAATGACAAAATCTTGCATTAATTTCTTCAATATGCCATTTATGTTCTCCACAAAAATAACAAAGACCGTAAGGTTTGTCAGAAATTTTTGCTAATAGTGGTTCTCTACCTCTTTTACCTGCACAATCACCACAAATTGTTACTATTGTTGCAGCAGCAGCGTCTTTTTTAAAACAGTTTATACAAACAGCCTCTTTATAATGGTTAACGTGTGTGTATTCATCGGCTTGATGCTTTTCCCAAAGCTTTTTTCCAACGTACTCACCACCAGTATCTACATTTAATTTAGTTGCCAAGTTTAATTCTGAGATAATTTTATTTTCTTCAATGAATCTTGTAGTATTATGTAAATACCCTTGCATGCATAGTCACTAACACCTTGTTTTCTTACTTCTTTTTTGATATCTTCTATTGTATCATCTATTGTAGAAAAATCTGCACTATAGACAGTAACAGTTTTCTTTTTAAATTCTTCTGTTCTACTAATTTTCTCCACTGCTTTTCTCATTGCAGCGTCAGCAGTTTCTTGTGTTGATCTTACTTTTGATCCAGAAGGTAGTTTAGTCTTCTTTGCATCATCTGTTGTTGGTTTTTTCTTTTTACCGAATGCCATGTCATAAATCACTTTAACCTATATATAAAGATTAAAAGTCTTCGTCCTCCCATCTCTTAGTGTCTGATAACTCTTGTTTAACTATATCTCTTGCTTGTCTAACAGTCATATTTCCTTTAGTTCTTAACTCATCTACAGCTTTCTTCTTTGTCCAATCAAAGTCTATTGCACTTTGTAATGTTGATTTAACTATCTCAAAGTTTGCTGGGGTTATTCCATCTGGAAATTTCTTTGGTTCTAAAAATGCTTGTATGTCTGCTTTCTTTGATTGTGAAGTACCTTTACCACTTGATGGTGAACCTTGACCTACACCACCTTTATCTGATGGTCTTTGTTTCTTTGGTTTACCGTCAATCTCTTGTTGATCTTCTTTTGGTGCAGCAGTTCCTCTACCACGTCCTTCAGAACCAGAAGTGTTTGGTTCTTCTTTACTTTCTAACATCATCATTGTTGGATTAATAATTGGGTTCTTAGAAACCTTAAACTCTCCAGTGTGTGTTTTTGTTACTTCGAATCCCATTGCTTGCATAGCAGCCATGTTTTGTATCTCAACACCTTGTATCTGTAAGTCTCTTAGTTTATCATTCTCTTCTCCACCTTTCAATCTTAATTGCCAATCATCCACGTCTAATAGATGTGCAAACTTTCTAAGGAATGCTTGGTATAGAATATCTTGACCCCATTTAATTGCTCTGTTTGTAATTGTGACTTGTAATCCTTCTTGTGACCATCCAGATGGTAGTTCACCAAAGTATAAAGGTAGTACACCAAACACTGCACCTATAATCATTCTTATCTCTCTTCTTATTTCTGTAAATTCTAATTCTTTTAATGAACCTGTAAAGTCAATCCATTGTGCCATATTCTTACCACCCTTATCAGATTCTACTAACAATGGATGTATCATGTATGGGTCTTCGGTTGCTTTTTGTTCTAAAACATCCCATGATTTTCTGAATGTTTCATAGTTACGAGATGCGATAACTAACATACCTCTAGGAGGTCTCATCTTATCAAAGTATTTTCTAATATATTCATCCATATGGGATAAAGACATAGCTTTAGACCAAATAGAATAAATTGGACTGTATCCATATAACAATGATGGTTTATACTTACCTGCTTTCCATATAACTTCACCCTCACCATAGACTACACGTTTTGGTTGTGGAATACCTATGGAATATACAGAGTTAACTTCTAATACTGCTTTTAATGCTTCAGCACCACATCTGTCACATTTAGGAACTGTTAATCTTTTATCACGATGTTCAAATCTTGGACATACAAAAATTTTATTTCTCTTATCATCATAACCTATTCTACCATCAGAGTCAGCAATAAGTGCTACTTGTGGAGGGTCTATTCTGAGAAGTTCTTTTACTTCTGATGCATTGTGGTCAATCTTACCAGTTCTGTCATCAATCTTATAATTCTTAAGTACTAAACAATATGCATTATCTGCTATCTCCAAGTCTCTCTCTAACTGTCTTGCTAGATCTTCCAAAGTTTGATCGTTTCCATTGACTGGACTTTCTAACATATCTTCAAGTTTCTTTCTATTTTCTGGTTTTGGTCTTCTTAGTTTATTACTACCACATGTATCACACTCCATCTCTGTTGTCTGGTTTAACTCATGTGCTATTGCCTTCTTTGAATCACTTCTTGGTATTGTGTTTGACTCATTGTCAGAGTTTTGTTCAAATGGTTGTTCATCCCTGTGGTCACCTTTTAATGGTTGATATTGAAATTCTTTACCACAGTTATCACATTTGAATTTCCATTTCTCTATAACCTCAAAACCATTCTTAAACATCTCTCTGTTTAAAGTTTCAATAGGTATTCTGAGTGCATCGATGTTATCTGCTAACTCATAGATCATTATTAATGGAAAAGGAAAAATTGGTAATTTAGCACCTGTATCGGTACTCATATATGGGGTTGCTATTGAAGGTCTTGTAGTAGTTTCAGTATAGGATTTATTTGTGAATTTACTTGCAAAAGCACTTAAAGTATCTCTAATACCCATATATTAATTCATAGTGGGTAGTTTATAAACTTTGTCTAGTAATTGTAACGTTTTTGTTTAGTTTTTGTCACCATGTTCTGAACAGTCTATCAATCTAGAGTTTTTACATGCACAACCAGATTTACTTGCAATTTCATATTCTGGTTCATTATGGTCGTGGGGTTTATCTCCACCTTCATGAGCATGTGTTACGCCAGTTTCTTTATGTGTGTGAACTTTATCTTTTCCCATAAATAACAAAGTATATCTATTAATATAAAGTTTCTTATAATGTAGTAGTGTGAGCATGCACATACGTTACCCTCCCAACGTATAGACTGGTGTTGCGAGCCAGCTACATAATGTTTATTAATTAACCCTATTTAAACAGAGTATGGTAGAACTAGAGCCTGATGATTATAACCATATACTTACTTGGTTCGAGGGTATGTTTGGACGTAAACCTCTAGAAGAGCTACCTCTGGAACATAAGCGTACCTTTTGGAAACTTACATTTCTAGCCGAGGACAAAATGAAAGAAGTCCGACTAGAACACCCAGAAAAAGAGTAAGGCTCTATGAGCCCGAAGGGCGAATTTTTTAAATTGAGTTGGTTTAGCCAGTAAGGCTTATATATCAGTGGGTTCTATCCTATGTATGGATAAGCAAAACAATAAGGGATTACCAAAAAAACAACAAGACATCGAGAAAAAACTAAGCCTAACCATGAGAGATCTAACCAAAGTGATGAATGAGTTATTCATTATAAAGAACGATCTGGGAAGACTCTAATGAATATATGGTTGCTTGCAGCAGGTATATTCTGTATTGCATCAGGGTTCTTAATGCCAGTAGGAATAGCATTATGCCTCATCGCAGTGTACGCTGATTTGACACCAAAGGTGTTCAAAAAGAAAGACGAAAACACTTATAAACTCGATGAGTATAGTCCTAATGTAATTGACAGGGGCGTATGATATAAATCATTGCATTTATTGTGATAAAAAGGACTTTAAAAGTTTCGAGGAAGTCTTGAAGCATATAAAGGCAGAGCATGATGAGCAAGATAGAGAAGAGGCAAAAACTTGGGGAGACATTGACTAAGTGCAATTGGCATTTTAATTTCTTCTTTAAGGAGTTTAAATTCTATTGCAAAGCTTGTGGTGAGTTAGAATGATGGGTAATAAACAACTGGAGAAAATCATTTGTGTAGCATGTACAGAACCATTTGGTGATCATACAAAGCGAGGTCTTATAAGGTGTATATTCAGAATACAAGGTACTATGGTATCTAATGGGATAAACAATGAATCAATGGTTGTAGACCCAGTAAAGGAGTATGATGACATATGATGTACTCAGATGATAAGACTTGGAAACAACATTACACTGATTGGAAACGTATTGTAGCAAGAATTGAACCTGTAAGCCCCCAGAATTTATATAGGATTAAACTGATTACTAACCTTATAAACGAATACGAATCTTCACATTCCTAAGATTTTCGAATATACGTCTGAAGGTAAATCTTCGTATTAGTGATATTGTTGTATACCATAGGGATATCTGTAACATTGTGAATATATCGCTATTAGAGATCCCCTCGACGTAGTATGGTAGTATTGTGAAATTAAGCACCGTTGATATCAGTAGCCCCACACTTACATCAAAGCCTGTTTCTACTAGTGATTTTTTTCTTGAATCTAGTTTGTATCTATTTTTCCCCTTTTTTGTATATATGATTTTTTTCAAAATTGATAAATTCTCCATGTGCACCTAGAACGTAGTTCTGAGTTTCTCTACACTGTGGAATTGTTTTGGGTATATATAAGCATTACTGGTTAGGTGTAATCATTTGGTTAGCCATCAACTCTTTAATACTATTAGGTTGTGATGTTAGTAATGAGTTCAACACATACAAACATGGATGACAAATACCAAGCAGTCATCGATGGTATCTTAGGCGACTGTTCAAATCCACCAAAAGGTCATGTTATGACCCCTTGGGTTGATGCAGCATACTTTTTGGCTTGTGCCATTAAAGAATGCATGACTCATCAACACGGTGGCGACAGAGGCTACATGGATGAGAAAATTGGTAAAGCCCTTAAAAGATTGGGCATGACTGAGGTTAAAGCATAACCTCTTCCTTTTCTTTATTGCTATGATAACGCTTATTAACCCTCAATGGGTATAT